GAACCAATGTCCGCTCCCCGTCCGTCTCATTTCGGATCCAGTTCCAAAACTTCCGCTTCATACCAAACCTCACTTTCCATTTCCGAGCATAGAAAAAGCCAGCAGATGATTTCCTTTTTCACCTGTTGGCTCCTGCCCCTGACCTTTATTCTGTTTTCCTTCAAAATCTATCCTCTGTCGATTCACTATCCTGTTTCTATCCGACACCCTCATCTCCACTATTCTTTCCGGCAAACAGCCCGGCATCTTTCAGCTTCGTCATATTCCCATTGATCAGATACAAATCCCCGCCTTCCTCTGCCGGAATCAGGTTCATATCCTCCATTTCCCGGATATCATTCCCGGACAGCCAGCCATTCTGTCTTCCAATGGAATATCCCGTCATCCGGCTCTGGTAATCCCCACGGAGCAGCCCGTCCACATTCAGCTTGATGAAATACTCATTCTTCTCCTGCGGCAGCAGCAAAGCCCTTTGCAGAGACTGCTCCCACCGAATCACCCACGGGTCCAGCGTATACTTCACAAACTCCAAAGACTGCTGCTCAATGTTGGAAAAGCTGGACTTTTCCAAATCCCCCACCATATGGGGTGGAATCCGGTACAGCCTTGCGATTTCGTTGATCTGGAACTTCCTCGTCTCCAGAAACTGTGCTTCTTCCGGCGGTATACCAATCTGCTGGTACTTCATCCCTTCCTCCAGCACAGCTACCTTTCCGGCGTTCTTAGAACCTCCATACACCGAATGCCAGCTCTCCCGCACCTTCGCCGGATCCTTCAAAACTCCCGGATGTTCCAAAACACCACCGGGATTCGCTCCGTTCTCAAAAAATGAAGCTCCATATTCCTCACAGGCCAGTGTCATCCCCACCGCATTTTTCGCCATGGCAATGGGGGAATACCCCACCAACCCGTCAAAACCAAGACCGGGGATATGCAGCACATCCTGCTGCCGCAGGTACACCCTGCCATACTCCTCAAAGTTCGGATTCTCGTCACTGTTCCTGGTATAGATATAGTAAAGCTGCCCGTTCCCATCCCGGTCAGCCTCCATCTTATCCGGCAGGAGCGGATATAAAGCAAGCACCCTGCCGTTCCCATCCCGGATAATCTGCGCATAAGCATTTCCCCATATCAATAGATGGCTCATTAGCGTCTCCCGGAATACGAAGGAAGTCATCTCCGGGTTCGGCTCATCATGGAGCAGATGGTACAGCGAATGGTTATACACCCGTCCCTTCCCCGTCTCCGTATAACGGTACAAATGGACAGGCAGGGATGCCACCGTCTCCGCCAGAATCCGCACGCAGGAATACACCGCCGTAGTCTGCATGGCTGTCCGCTCATTCACATTTTTCCCACTGGTACTCCTCCCAAAGAAAAAGGAATACGCCGAACCGCCGTAACTATCCTTTGGCTTGTCCCTCGCACCCCGGATTCCTAAAATGGATGGTAATCTTATACACGCCTCCTAAAGATATACAAAAAGAAAGCACCCCCGAAGAGATGCTTTCCATTCCCACTATATTATATTGTCGTATTTCTCAACTGCACATCTATGTTCCGTCCGCCATATACAATCCGGATGACTGTAACTGTCTTTTCTTCCTCATCCGGAATATAGAAAACGACAAAATGATCCACTGGCATTTGGTGAAGCCCTCTACTTCGCCACGGTTCTTTTTCATACAGTTTAAACTTTCCCGGCATATCTGCCAATTTCAAAATGTTTTCTTCCAGACGGTCAAGCTGCCCTGCCGCATTTTCCGGTTCCAGGAGGCTGAATGCAATATACTCATAAATCCCCCGCAAATCAGAATCCGCCTGTTCTGTAAGGGCTACACGGTATGTCATAGGCCATAATCCTTACGGATTTGAGCAAACGCCTGCGCTGCCGGTTTTGTTTTCCCCTGCACAAAATCCGTATACCCTTTCTCCAGTTCCTGGTTCATTTCCGCTTCTGTCAATGTACCGGCTTCTACAGGTTTTGCGGCAGGCAACTTCACATCAAAGGGAATCCCCCTTTGCATGACCACCTGTTTTAAAAAAATATTAACCGCATTGGACACCGGAATCCCAAGCTGTCCCAGCACACTCTCTGCTTGTTCTTTCAACCCCGGTTCCAAACGCACATATAAATTTGTCGTCTTTGCCATCATGGTAGCCTCCTTTCCTGCTATTAGTATACACGATTGTCCGTACAATAGCAATGCAATAGCAAGAATTATTAATAAATTTTTAGTATTGGGCTCTCTCTCGGAACGTCCTGTCTGCTAGTTGATAGTGAGTTCTGTGTAGAAAGCCACCCGGAATGCTTCAATCAGCCTCCCAATATCCTTTGTTGTTTTCTCCAGCCCATGTTCATCCTTCCAGCCCACCTTCTGCTTATTGAAAATCATATGGAAGGCATTACCGTTATTCTGTCCAAACCTGATCCTCAATTCCACGCCATCCGGTGCTTCCTCTAAAGCTTCTTCAATTAAATCCGGCTGCGGGCAGGTGCTAAAAATTGCCACCTTATCCCAGGGTTCCCATTCTGTGTTTTGTTTGATTGCTTTGTTCATGTGTTTTTCTCCTTTCGTCCAGGGGTGCTCCCCTTTGGTAGTACACATGTTACCTCTGAAGCCGCACATTATCCAGTAAATCTACTGCTATAAATCTGACAAAGATTCCTTCCCTGCATTGTTCAGATTATGCCCTAAAAAATCAAAATCCCCCTGTCATCGTACACGCTTCCCCCAGCGTTTCCTTCATTTCGTATCGCCCGGTCTAGCGCCATCACCGTTGCCACAGCCCCGTCAATCTTCTCCGTGGACTTCTCCTTATCTGGCTTGATATTTCCAGCCGGGTCTGTCCGCACAAAGATATTATCCATCATCCACCGCAAAACCGGATGCCCTCCATGCGCTATCTTCTTTTCCAGCACCAGTTCCATCAACCGCTTACTCGGCGGTGACATATCCTTGAAGCCCTGTCCGAAGGGAACCACCGTAAACCCAAGCCCCTCCAGGTTCTGCACCATCTGTACCGCGCCCCAGCGGTCAAAAGCAATCTCCCGGATATGGAACTTCTTCCCCAGCTCATCAATGAAATTCTCAATAAACCCATAGTGTATCACATTCCCCTCTGTGTTCATCAGGCATCCCTGCTTCTCCCATACATCATACGGCACATGGTCCCGCCGAACCCGGAGATTCATATTTTCCTCCGGTATCCAGAAATATGGCAAGATAATATATTTCTCTGTATCATCCCTCGGAGGAAAAACCAGCACAAAAGCCGTGATGTCAATGGAGCTGGACAAATCCAGTCCTCCATAACACTCCCGGCCAATCAGCTCCCGCTCATCTACCGGAAACGCACAGTCATCCCACTTCTCCATCTGCATCCAGCGCGTAGACTGCTTCACCCACTGGTTCAGCCGGAGCTGCCGGAAAATATTTTCCTCTGCCGGATTATCCTTAGCACTCAGATACGCATTTTTTACTTTCTCTATATCAATGGTGTGTCCAAGGGACGGATTGGCTTCATACCACACTTTTTCCGAAGACCAATCCGCATCATCAGAAGCGCCATAAATCACCGGATAAAAAGATGGGTCAAACTTTCTCCCGTGAATGATATCCTCTGCCTTCTGATGCTACTCAAAACACACCGAATTTCTGTCTGTCCCCGCTGTTGTTATCAGGAAAAACAGCGGCTGTGTCCTGGCATCACCGGAGCCTTTCGTCATGACGTCAAACAGTTCCCGATTGGGCTTTGCGTGCAATTCATCAAAAATTACCGCATGGACGTTTAAACCGTGCTTGGTATAGGCTTCTGCGGAAAGCACCTGATAAAAGCTATTGGTTGGCTTATATACCAGACGCTTCACGGACATGACTGGCTTAATCCGCTTTTTCAATGCCGGGCACTGGTCCACCATATCCACAGCCACGTCAAACACAATAGATGCCTGCTGGCGGTCTGACGCACAGCCGTAAACCTCCGCCCCCCATTCCCCATCGCCACACGTCATGTATAAGGCAACTCCGGCGGCCAGTTCCGATTTCCCGTTTTTCTTCGGAATCTCCACATAGGCGGTATTATATTGGCGGTACCCGTTTTCCTTCACCGTGCCGAACACATCCCGGATAATCCTGTCCTGCCATGGGAGCAACTCAAACGGCACGCCCCGCCACCGCCCTTTCGTGTGTTTCAGGCAATTAATAAAATCCACGGCGTGATCTGCCTTCTCCCTGTCAAACATCAGCGCCCACCGCCTTTGAACAGGAGTAGTTCCATGACGTCATTTTCCTTATCTTCCCCTGTTTCTGATGTAATCCGGCTTCTGGCCGAAGGGGTAAGCCCGAACTGTTCACAAAAACGGTTCATGATTTTTAAATAAGTCTGTGCAATGGAAACCTGTGGAACCTGCTGCCAGTAACCGGACGGGGTTTTTACGATAGTGCCGTGCTGGGTGATGAATTCTTCCGCTTCCTTCCACCGGGCATAAGCCTGGCAATACCCGGAAAAAGCGGCCATGTCAATCTCCGTCAGGATGCCGAGTTGCTCCAGTTGCTTCGCCATCCGTTTCCATTCCTTCTTTGCCTCGTCCTCCAGCCAGGAAGGACAGCGGGGCGCTTTCTTATCCGGCTTCGGCTCCTGTGTATTTAAACTCCGCTTCCCCGGATTCCCCTCCAGCACCTTGACTGCCGTAGGCTTTGGTTTTCTTCCACTCTGCGCCACCAACCGCACCTCCTTCCCGCCTATGTGCACCTATTACGGTAAAAGAAAAGAGCCTCCGAAGAAGCTCCTTTATCTAATCCAGCCGTAACCTGTTGTATTTTCTTGCTTTCCGTTTCAGATTCCGCTTCCATCTGCGTATCGTTACTGCCTTCCTGTGGTTTCTGTAAAATGTATAGTCATCCAATACATATTTTCCATGGTGTTCCCGTTCCCCGTATGCATGCATCCCATTCATCCTCTCGTTATAGAACAGGGAGACTCACCCGCCTCCCTACCCGGTTTTCTCATTTGCTTAAGTAATATTCCTTCGCTCGTTTCAGGCACCATTCCATCGCCCTGCCGCCGTCCTGGAATTTCTGTTCTGCCTTTTCGCAGAAGTTTAAGCGGCATTCTTCAATCCCAACCCCAGCTTCCTCCGGTGTTTCCACAAATTCGTAAATCTGTGCCGTAAATTCATCTCTGTAAGCGTTATCCGTCACCAGCACCAGCGGTCCGTATTGCAAAACCGCCCCATTTGTTACGGAATCCATCATGCTGAGTTGCTCCATCGTGGTAAAATCCTGTGTTTTCATCATCAAAAATGTCCTCCTTTTCTTTTCGTTATAGCGTGTGGAAAAGCTGTCAATGGCAGGTTTTCCGTTGGTAGTGACATGTTACCTCTGAGTGCGGACATTATCCAGTTAATCAGGAGCCATAAATTCACCAATCTTCAACCATAGAATTTGTGCATTCTACAGCAGTTTTCAAAATGTACAGAAGAAAAAGGCCGGCTTCCTCCGGTCCTTTTCCAGTTTTCCAGAATTCCCTATGCGAATTCAATCGTCAGCATCCCACTGCTTCCAAGGAAATAGCTGTTTTGGATATTTGGGTCTTCAAAAAACGTCTCCTTTGCTTCCTTAATCATTTCTTTCAGCCGTTCTTCCCCTACCAGTTCTTTCACAGCCTTGCGTGTGGTTTTCTTACCATCCAGATAAAAATTTGTTCTCATGTGCATTTCCTCCCTGTGGTTTTGTTTTCCGAAGGTTTTCCCCTTTCGGTAGTACACATGTTACCTCTGAACGCATACATTATCCAGTCAATCCAACATC